TAACTGCTAGGGTCAATGTATTACCCATCTACTAATAACTAAAAATCCATTTTATTTAATTATATCGCGCTAAACTAGGATGGACTATTCCATTGTAATTCCATCATATAAAAGGCCTGAAGGGTGTCGTGATAAGACTCTTGCCGTACTGCATCATTATAAGATACCAAAGGATCAGATCTTTGTCGTAGTTGCTGATAAAGAACAGCAAGCTGCGTATGAGGCGGTCCTAGATCCTAAGACTTACGGTAAGATCTTGGTAGGTGTACCTGGTTTAGCACAAGTGAGAAATTGGATTTTTGATCATTTTCCAAAGGGCGCTCCATTAGTATGCTGTGATGATGATATAAGATCATTCATTGAATATACTCCCTCTACAAAACGACATGAACAACCACTCCGGAGTCTAAAAGAAATCATCAAGCGAGGATTCTCAGAATGTAAAAAGGCTGACTGTAGATTCTGGGGAGTCTACCCAAGTGCCAATGGATTCTTTATGAAGCCGAGCGTAAGTACTGATCTTAAATTTATAATTGGAAGCTTTTGGGGATGTTTTAATCCTGGATCGGAAGTGAAATTGGATCGTAGTGAAAAAGAGGACTATGAACGCACTATAAAGTTCTTTATTAAAGATGGTTCAGTTGTACGCCTAAATTTTGTATCTCCTAAGACTGCGTACTATAAGGAGCCTGGAGGTATGCAAACCCGGAATCGTCTTAAACATCAGCATGTGGCTGTCAAAGCCCTTTTGAAAAAATATCCTCAATTTGTTAAATCAAACCCAACACGAAAATCTGGATTTCCAGAGATTCGTCTTGCTGATAGACGTATTACAAAAAAGAAGAGAGATATTTAAAAGAATAGATGAAAACTATTACGTCGCATACTTCATTCCACCCATACCACCTTCTATCACAAAGAAGTTCAAGCTCTCCACATAGATCACATGATTATACAGATACATTGACCCTACGCTCAACGGCCACACATCAATATCTATCTGAAACTTCTTCACGCGGCTCGTGTTCAAGGATCCACTCGGCCGTATCCAGTTGGATGTATCTAAGGCAAAACTGTAAATGCCCAACCCTGGTGGAAATACGCCCGTGGCGTATCTCCAGGAGGAGAGTTGATTGAAATACTGGAATGGTTTAGCCTCTTGAATTTCATTACCGTCACATAAGACACGCATCTGTCTGATGATATCTTGCTGGATCCCTACACCATTCAGACCAGATGAACCTAGCTGAGACGGTATCGGTGTCGCCGTTGGAACAAAGGGTGCATTCGGATACAGCCACCAGTTCGTGTAATTGGTCCATTGGTTCAAGTATTGCGTCGAATCACTGCGCCTGGGTAATATAATTAGTCGCGGCACAGGATTGTGTGTAAATAGCTCAAATAGCTGTCTGGAATTCACACCAGGAAAGGCATATTGAGTAACCTGTCTCACAATATAATTCAGCGGCTTCGTTGCAAATGTCTGGCGCTCATCATCCGTTAAGAAAACCTGGGTAGCCTGTAGTCTCGGATTGAGAGGCCATGTATTCAGTGTAGGCACAGCATAACCTGCATCAGTTAAGTATTGGCGGATATAGACTCCAGCCTCAGTATTCGTAGTATACGATATATTACCAGATTCAATATTGGCTATCGTAGAGGCAACGGATACTTCGGGGCGTACTCTGTAGCCAGCGGGGTCTAGAATCGTATAAAGATCTTGAATAGGTCTAAGGGTCAGCTGTACCATGCATTCATGATATTGTAATGCAATAAGAGGCAGAGCTAGATTTGGATTCTTTGTAAACCAGAATGATAGAGGTATAGTTATATCACGCCCAGGAATAGACGGAAAGTTATTTTGCGGACCAGTTACACTAGGATCAGGATATACGTTAGGATAAAGACCAGCTGTACGATGTGTACCGCTACCAACAATACCAGCATAAGATCCATTCGCCGGATCATATACTTCTGGCACATCGCCAATCAGAGCCCGCCACTTGTTAAATTCAGTCTCATCTTGATCAGTCAATGCTGTGGCAATGATATAGTCACTGTCAAACTGCTGAACCTGAGTGCCGCCTACTAAAAATACTGCATTCTGAATAATCTGGGCGCCAATATATCTGACCCACTGGAACTCAAACTGCGACCGACCTGAAATAGTAGTATACTTGCTATAGATATCTGGCAAAGAAAAGGTAAAATATAGGTCTGTCAGAAGATCCCCTACACGCTGTATTTTTGCAGTTAATTGAATTGGCTGATTAAAGAATAATTCTTGAGGACCATCCATAGGAATAGTCACCGATTCAAACGCAAAATGACTATATTTTTTCATAACCGTATAGAAATACGTGAAATCAGGGTTTCCGCTGAGAATAACATTCTGGGAGCCGTAGGCAACTAAAATGTATAAACCGCCACCTGCCATGGTAACTCTTCTTGCTAGTGTGAAACAAGATGAGATAACATTTAGACCGCCACGAGATTATGCCGGATGAATTAAGATAGACGAGTGGCATTGGTTGTCCACCAAGTGTCAGCCAAGTAAGGTGTCATACTCTGCACATTATCGGCTACTAGGATTTGAGAAGGTCCAACGTTCATCAGTGAGTTAATTTCACTGTAGGATAGAGCATAGCTGAAATAAAACACTGAGCTTACCATACCCATCGCCGTACCGTCAAACGTGAGAGATGATAGTACCTGATTGGAAAAATCAGGGTCACTATTCAGTGATGTCACATTTGTAGGCTGTATCGTCAACTTTCTGCTGCTAAATAAATAGACGTTACCATAGTTCTGGTAGGGAGGTACTAAATTAGAAGTTGAGTTGGAAAGTGTTATCTTCTGTTTTAAGCTGCCGTTGATATATATATACATGACATTACGCTTACAAGAAATAACTAAATGGAACCACTTATCTACGGGAATATTATCCAGATCAGTGTAATTATTCCAAGAATCATAGGAGTTCATGTAGATACGGATACTATTCTTGTGTCCCCAGCAGAAGATGCCGGGTCCAAGTAACGGGTATGGTTGACTGTATCCCTTGTGGAGGATGTGATACAGCTTTGCCTCGCCACTGGCAAATGTAGCACTATTAATATTGATAAACATGGAATAACTGAACTCTATGCCGGAACGTTCATTATCTGAGAAATACACCGTCTGAGATTTGGGGTTTGAGGGATTTTGTAGAGCAGTAAACATCTTTGCCCCTGCAGTATATGTGCCAGGGAATAGCTCTACACGCTTCTGCCACATGGAATTGAATGACTTGTATAAATACTCAGTCAGTCCCATTCCCACATAAAATAGCAGCACGATTGCTAGACCTGTGAGAATCTCTCTTATCGGGTCAGAACCACCGCCAGATGAATTCGATGCCTGTCCTTCCATTCTCTTACTACAAGCAGTTTTTAGAAAAAGGTTAGAAAAACAATAAAGTATGAACAGATACTTTATTATTATGCTCTTTAAAAGCTTACTTAGTATGATTAGCTTTCCCATATTTATGCGACATTGCTACTCTTTGCCTTGCCACTTGAGGTATACTGGCTCGGGTCGAATAGTCCCTTGATCTTTGACCATATAGAAGTATCCATAGGGCCGTTCTGGTAGTTCTTGTAGACCTGATCCGGAGAATAGGCAAAGTTTGCAGCCCTGGTAGTTCCGATTAAACCTCCGAATCCGTAGGGGCCTCCAAGAATGATCTGGGGGCTGTCACCGTCGACCATGAACATGCTAGGCAGTACACAACTACGAGACATCTTTCCATCAACATAGACATCCTGAGTACGACCAGTCAAAACAACCGTAATGTTCACCCAGCGCTGTATATCAACTGACTCAACGTCGCATATCTTGAAGTCGCCACCTGCATCAGTGTAAGGAGTTGTGCCAAATCCATTGCCATCAGTGGGTCTGATCTTTCCTAATTCTGTAGTTGTAAGGCTGACCCCACTTGAACCGGCAGCGCCATCAGATGTACTCGTGCGAATACTGAGCTTAGGAATGTTCTGACCCAGATATAACACCAGAGTCTTGAAATCGCCGCCGCCGCCACTCAGAGTCAAGAAGGGCTTATTAAAACCCTTATTCACCTCCCAACTGGTAATATAAATCCAGGTGCTTACAGAATATTCGCCACCAGTAAATAGTGCTGGAATATCACTATTTTCAGGTGCAATCACGTAGGGCTTTGTAGCCATACCTGGTAAAGGATCTGATACACTTGTGTAAACAATCACATCAGTCAGTTCACCACTGCCATTCAGCCACTTGTAGAAGTAGTATAGAGAAAGACCTATCAAGGCAAATATAGCCACTTTGAAAACCATGCCTCCACTATCCATATAATTCTAATACTAGCTCTTAATATTTAATTTATGCGTAGAACCAACCATAAAAGTCAAACCTAGTATGCTTGACTTTTATGGTTTTGTTGATTACCAAAATGTAATTAACTGTAATTAGAAGTCCATTGATACATTGGGGGTGGCATTTTCTTAGATGAATTGCAATTACCACCGGGACACATAAACATGGAATATAATCCTGAGAACCCATTCATTGAAAAATCAGGAAGAGACGGTAGTTCACTTGATAAAAACGGCTTGTTATCCATATCACTGGTTTCTCTCATCATATATTGTACATCATTGACTTGCATTGCATATGGCGCTACACTGATAAGCGCAACGGTACCTCCTAGACGAGGATTTCCAACTCTTAGCGGTTGGGTTGAATCGTAAAGAGGCATTGCCGTACAGGTGTGAGTTACAGATAAAACTCCATTCACATAAATATTAAATAGGCGGCCCTGTTTAACAATGGCAATACAGTTCCACGATTGAAGTTGTATCGTATCGATGTCTATGAGATCGGGGTGGCTTTGACCATTCACATTAACTTCTAAAATAGCAGGTGCCATCATTTGTGAGCGACCTGCGTCGGGTGCAACTAAAATCTTCAAGACCTGTGAGTTGCCGATATTCATTGCCGTAGCATATTCATTACCTGATATTGACGTACGATCCTTAATAGTTGGTGAAATATAGAAAAATAGTGTTGATGCGGGAGAATTTATCCAGTTATTTGTCAAATCTAAATTTGTTCCAACCTGTGATACTTTAGATAAAGATACCTTTTCAGATCCTAGTCTATTAGGGGGGGTTGGTAAGGTATACATACCTACACCAACGTAGACACAATATGTTAAAATTACAATTGCTGCTAGGAACCAGTATAACCGCATCTATTAGCCCTTGGTATTTACTTTATTTTTTAAACAAAGTAAATAATTTTAGCCTTTTAAAAATTACCATAATGAACTCCACCAATCGCTTACTTCATTAAGTGTAGAAGTAGGCGTATTTTTAGGATTAAATTTCCTTATCTGGGTCAAATCACTCATGCGCGCCTGCATCTCATTAGGTGTCGCCGCATAGGGGAACAATCTCAAGTTCATAACTTGAATTCCAGTTGATAGAACAACAGGTGTTACTGGAGGTGCTGTAGTTGCGGGTGGTGTATTTGCTGCTGGTGCAGCTGCTGGTGCTGCCGCAGGTGTTGCTACAGGCGTATATTTTATATTTTGAGGCGCATATATTTTATCCCCCATAATAGGATCAATTTGCTCACCTTGTAATTGTACAGTCTGTACCAAAAATCCGTTCAAATATGCCTCCATTACATAGGGTGATTTTACAAAGCCAATTCTAAATGGTATGTGAATAGGCACATTATCAATTATACATGACTGTATTAATCTATTCGCATTAAATACATTTACATGCGCCCTATTCATTGTATTATCCATAGTAAATGTAACCTTACGATTATTATTATCTAATGCAGTCCCTAAGAAGAAAAATGTACGTGCGATATTATTGGTTGCCGCATCTGGACCTAGATTCTGCGGCTTCTCATCATTTACCATTACATCCAAGGTGATACTATAGGTTGATTCGGATGCTAAGACACCTGAATAAAGGGGTGCAGGAGTTGGCGGCGGCGTAGAAGTATCTGTAGATTGGGGTTCTGCATCAATTATTATATCATTTATAGCTTTCAAATCAGTCCAGAAATTTTCTGACATATCATTGCCGGGTAAGGTTATATAACCAGGGGCTCCTGGATTCCTCTTGAATACAGGAAATACCCATCTATCTATAAGCATAAGTACAACTCCTAAAACTAATACACCTCCAATAAAGTACATTATATACTGGACAAATCCAGTTCCTGCTACGGGTTCAGGAAGTCCAGATGGCTGTAACTTAGTTGGCCCAGTTGGAGTTGCAGGAACTGCAGTCTTTACTGAACTAGTTTTTCCTAAAGACTTCTTGAGAGTTTCAACATTCTTTAAGGCCGCCTCGGCCGCTTTAGCACGATCTTGGTTCATCTACCATACCGCTTAATTATTTAAGTAAAATCTTGCAACATTTTACTTAAATAATTGTCGGCGGTGCTGTAAATGTACCTTCTGTAGCTTCGGTACTTTACAGCGGACTAGCCCTTTTCTTTCTTGTTATTCTCTTTTTCTTCTCCTGACCTTCAGCAGGCGTACCGTGTTTTCTGAGTGTCTGTTTCCTAGGATTGTAGCCGATACGCTTGTAATATGAATTAGACTCACTGGCCTTACACTCAATGAGTTTCTCTCGCAGATAACAGACAAAAGAAAGTCTGCTATATGGTTTATCAATACCCTGTGTACCTGTATCGGTATTATTCAGATAGACTGCAGGCAACTTCTTATTAAATGCCTTGTCCTCCTCAGTCTCCCTCATCTCAGTGTTACAGTGCCACTCGTGAACATCCATCGCCAAGAAATCACCAGTTCTCAGATCAAATCCCACCTTATATCTTGGAAAGATTGTGAAGCCCCCGTGATACTTACCACGCTCTATAACTGACAAGTTACCGAATCCCTTGCGCATATCACCAGCATCCATGTGTAGACCAGTGCGGAAATTGCGATTCATCGTTACTGATGAGAAGGCAGTATTAGCAATCTGAAATGCAGGGTTAGCATGGGCCTGTTTATACTGGGGTGCATAACGATCGGGGACTA